TGGTGCTACAGCAGGTTGGGATGATGCCGCTGCTCCTGCAGTTCCTGGAGCAACAGAAACTCCACTTTCACCCGATTGCTGCGGTCCCTTTACTGGAACCGCATCTTCTTTAGGTTCTTGTTCTTTATTACCTTTGTTATCTCCCATCATAGGAGTTTGTGGTTGAGCAACTGGAGTAGTTTGTGCTGCTGATCCTGGTTTTTGATTTCCTTCTGCTTTCTTTTGTTGTTCTTCTAATTCCTTTTTCTTTGCACCTGTAAGATTTCCACCAAAAGCTTCTGATATTTCATCAAGAGTGAAGGCAGTTGCAGCAGCAGTGCGAATACCTTGAAATACAAATCCTTTACCAGGAAGAAAAGATAATGCAGCTAGAGCTGCATCAATATTTTCACCATTCAAGAAATTCATTATACCACTTACGCCAGTGATTAAACCTCCAACTACATTCATAAAACCAAATTTACCACCTTTTTGTCCAGGTGGTTTTCCATCAGGTGGAGACGGAGTTCTTATATTTGTCGCTGCTGCACCTGCACCAACTACTCTTTTCCAAGAATTTTTTATCGCATTGACTAATATCTCAAAGGGTTTTAAAAATAGTCCTTTAATAACAAATCCACTTACTTTAGCAGCTAAGCCGAGGACTAAACTTACAACTTTACCTATTCCGATTTTAATAAGAGAAAGAACACCATTGGCAGCAACTACAATGGCAAGAGTTTTTAAAATATTTCCAGCAATGTCTTGTAGTTTTTTAGTATTTCCTGTAGAGAATGCCTCAATAAGATCTACAATTTGGATAGTTATCCAACCAAACAATAACTGCTGTATTGCTCTACCAACATTAAAAAATACACCGCTAACTTTTGTTGCTACAGCAGTAACAGGTGCAGTTAATGCAGACTGTATTTTATTTTCTAACTGCTGCTCACCTTGTGTTCTAATCTGTCTTTCTGCTAATCGTCTATTATATTCTGCGTCTGCTTTTGCTGCTGCCTCTTCTAGTTTACTTTCCGATGCTATCCGAGTTGCTATAGAATCAATACCACTTCTAACAGTCCTAAGTTCAGAAGCAATCGAATCTAAATTAGATGAGATTGTACTAAGTGTTGATTGATTACTTTCGAGTAATTCTTCGCTTCTTCCCCCACCAAGATCTTGTGAAGATACTGGACCTATTCCTCTCCCGCCACCAAAAGTTGATCCAGCAACACGCTGGACTAATCCCCCTTGAAGTGATTTAGCTAAAGGCGAGGAAATTACTGCCATTTAATTATTTTTTATTTTTTAGATTTTCTTCTTCAATATACTGTTGGAGAAGAGAAACATATATTTCTCTTTCCCAAGGTATCATATTCTCAAGCTCTGTCAAACTATATTTATGATGCTGAATCAACGCAAAATTAGTTTTATAGTATGACTCAAGATTTTCATGAGCCATACCTACGCGAAAAAAGCCGATAGACCCTCCAGAACTACTTCACTCTCAACATTAGTATTTGGGTTTTTAACATTAATTGTATAAGAAAGTTTTGGCATTGTATCAAAGAATTTTTCAACATCTTTAAATTGATTTGATGTTAAACTCTCTACGAATTCCTTTAGTTCTTTTTTAGTGCAGTCCTTTGCGGACCAAGATTCTTCTTCACTATAAACTTGCTCAATACAACTACAAATAAGATCAAAAGTATCTTCAACAGTAATTGTAGTATCACTACCAAAGTTAGCTTTGATAAATTCGTTTAGTGAAGGATATCTCATTCGAAGAGATAAAGATTCATCTAATTTAATGTCTTTCCTGTGTTCTGGGTCAACCCGAACTTTGATTTCATCCAGTGCAATACTTCTAGGAACTTGTGTGGTTTTATCATCAGGACAAGTAATTAAAACATCTACATTTTCACCAACAGATTTTCCTCTAATATTTAAGAAAAGAAACTCAATATCAAATGTAGATAATTCTTCTATCTTGATACCTTTAGTTTTGATACAATTAGATATAACTTCTTTAACTGCGTTTGCAATCTGACGATTATCCTCAGATTCCATAGCAAGTATTAGAATTTTTTCTTCTTTAACTAGAAATGGTCTATACTTGACAGTTTGTTTTGTAGATGGTATTTCCAACTCATAAGTTGGTGTAGCAATTGTTGGTAAGGGCATAATAACCTATGAAAACTTCAGTAAAAATATTTAGAGTCGTTTTAAAGCAGTTGAAAAGAAGTATCGTATGGTTTTAGAGGTGAATTAAACGCTTTTGGCCACTCAATATTTGAGGTATCAATAGCAGTATCACTAACAAATTTATATTTGTCAGCGTTTTTATAAAGTTTAGTAATCTGATCTGTGCTTAAGTTAACAATATCTTTATTATATGCATTAGCATAGTTTGCTTCTAGATTATTTCCATTTCGTCTAGATTCGGATAGACTATCAATTTTTCCAGGAATATATCTATCATATGTAAAAGTCACACCCACAGTCATAATATCTGATGCTTGATATGAAACTGAAATAGAATTCATAGCACTAGGAAATAATCCAAGAAAATTATATTCCAATTGTTGTTTGTAATTTCTCTCAAATTTTGTAATTTTAGTAGTATCAGACTTATAATAATTTGGATACTGAAATCGAGTACTATAATTCTTTCTTGATATTCTAACCTCTGGTTTTTTCTCTGCGATTGGAGTTAAAGATTGGTTATGAGTTCCGCTTGCAATAAACTCCATCCAATGCTCAAAGAATTTAAGTGTTTTATATTGTGCATCAACATAAATTTCCATATTCATTTCAGTAAACTGACGGGTATGAGCAAATTTCTCAGTCACACCCATATAGTCAATTGCTTGTGCAGTTGCGAATGAAGTTGTAGGAATAGATGCATCTCGAACTAAAAGACCAGCGAATTCGCTAATAAATCTTGAATCAACTCCACGACGAGTTAAGTAAGCTATAAGTTCTGGATTCTGAGATATTCCAAACTGCACTAAAAAATGTGAAGTTTGCGCTAGGTTCGAAAATAGTGGTTTAATATCTGATATCTTACGAGGACTGACCACTCTAAATACCTATTATGAGAGTTTTAGTATAGTTATTTAGATGTCATATAAAGGAAAATATAGACCGACATACCCAAAGAAATATACGGGAGATCCAACTAATATCATCTATAGATCTTTATGGGAAAGGCGTTTTATGAAATACTGCGATCATAATCAAAATATTCTTGAATGGGGAAGTGAAGAATTAGCACTTCCATATCGTTCTCCAATTGATGGAAGAATACATCGATACTTTCCTGACTTTTATATTAAGGTCAAAGAAAGTACAGGTCAAATTAAAAAATATCTTATTGAAGTTAAACCAAAACGTCAAACGGTAGAACCTGCCGTCCAAAAAAGAAAAACAAAACAATACATTTATGAAGTTGTTGAGTATGCCAAAAACCAAGCAAAGTGGAAAGCAGCAAAAGAATTTTGTAAAGATCGCCTCTGGGAATTTAAAATCATAACAGAAGATGATCTAGGTATCAGCTAATGCCAAGAAAAACTCTAAAAGAAAGGCAAGAATCAAAAAAATCAACCGAACAGGATTTATATCCAGTAGATACTGATGATACTAAGAATAGAGTTAGATCAGTCATAGATAATTTGACTGGGAAAGAAAAACCAGATGACATCATGTTAGAACTTTTGGAAGTTGTCCAGGAAAGTGGAACAACTCCAGAAGTAGGTAAGTTTTATATTTTTGTATACAATCCGAAAACACCGAATATTAGATATGATCAAAATCCTTTAGTAGGTGTTACTGATGTATTTGAGTGGGGATTTCGTGGGATTAACTTCCATTGGGGACAACCAAGACAATATACTTGGAGTGAAGTTGCTGGTTCACTATACGAAGTTTACCGATCAGAACTAAAAGATTTACAAGGTATCAATTTTGCAAATTTCAGAATAAATAACTAAAAAACAGCCAGATGGCAAAATTAAAAGGTTATCAAAGTTTTAGATATCCAAAAGAAATAATAACTGAGTCTGATGACTACCTAAAAATTAGTGTGGTTAATTATAAACCACCTGGTTTTGGAGCTAAATCTGGATTTCGTCTTAAGTCGTCTGATGATCCAGACTCAGATCTAACAAAAAATTTAAAAACTCCTGTCTGTTCAATTATTTTGCCAATGCCTCAGCAAATTCGTGATGACAAAGCAGTAGCGTGGGGTGAAAGTGAAATGAACTCTCTTGCTGGTGCTGCTGCTGGCGGAGCTGCTGGAGTTATTGGATCAGAGGCTCCAGTAACGAAAGCTGTTCAGGCAGTTTTGGGAGGTGCTAAAAATTTTACCGAGACCGTAGGTAATTCAAAAGATGCTATTGCAGGTGGATTTGCGGCAGCAGCAGTTAATTCATTACTGGGACAAGAAAATATTAATCCATTTGATGCTGTAACTCGCCAAACTGGATCAATTCTAAACCAAAATCAAGAACTTCTTTTTCGTGGAGTAAGTTTAAGAAGTCATTCATTTAATTGGACATTAACACCAAGATCTAAAGCAGAAGCAGACGAAATAAAAAATATCATTAGAATCTTTAAATCATCAATGTCTGCTAAAAAACAGGGTGCAGTTGCTGATGGTGGAAAAGGAGTGTTTATTCAGTCTCCAGATGTATATCAATTGCAATATTTTAGTGGAAAAAAACCTCATCCATTTTTAAACGTTTTTAAAGTGTGTGCATTATCTAGCATGTCTGTTGATTATACAGCAACTGGAACTTATGCAACCTATGCAGATGGTACGCCTATTCAGGTATCATTGGCATTAGGATTCCAAGAATTGACTCCAGTTTATGCTGAAGATTATAATACAACCAATGGAGAAATAGGAGTAGGTTACTAATATGTCATACTTTAGAGAACTACCAGATTTAGAATATCAATCACCATTAACTGACAGAATTTCATCAACTCAATATGTTCGTGTAAAGAACATCTTTAGAAGACTTAAAATTCGTGATGATCTCAAAGATATATTTGTTCTTTTTAACAAATACGTTATTCCAGAAGGTGCTAGACCAGATACTGTTGCAGAAGAATTATATGATAAATCAGATCTTGATTGGGTTGTACTGACAGTTGCTGGTATTACAAATATAAGAGATCAATGGCCACTTAATAGTAGAGACCTCTATAGATTTTGTGAAAACAAATATGGAGATGACTTAAATAACGTTAGATTTTATGAAACTACCGAAGTTAAGGATTCCAAAAATCGTTTATTTTTACCAGCAGGAAAAGTAGTTGATGCATCATTTACTATTACTAGACCTGATTTTCCAACACAAACATTAAATCCTGTAATTGGAATCACCAATTATGAATATGAGACTCGTTTGAATGAAGAGAAAAGAAAAATTGATATCCTGAAGAGATTATACTTACAACAATTCTTAACTGATGCTCGTGATATTGCTTACTATACAGAATCTTCTCAATACGTTGACCGCACTCTAATTAGAACAGAAAATACAAGAAACAAGATGCTATAAAAAAGGGGGGCATATGCCCCCTTAAACTTATAAACTAGTCAACATATTTCTACATATTCGCTTACAACTCTGTTGGTCTTCATCGCACTCAATTAAACAATTAAAATAGTCATTAATCAAATCATTTTGCTCGTTACATCGGTCCACAGTATCCTCGAAATGTTTCCATCCAGCTAGTTGATTATAAGAAATTAAGTTGTGCATAATGACCTCCATGCACAAAGAACAACATGATAAAGAAGTTTTCTTTCATCTAAATCACCTCTTAATTCTACTACTATGTAGGACAATTGTGTTGATTTTCTGATATTACGCAATAAAAATTTATGCCTACAAGTTTATACCTATTAAAAAGGGGGGCATACGCCCCCAGTTGATCATTCTTCAGCAAGTCGCTGGAAATAACTCAGAGTGTCATCATCATCTTCATCATCATCCACTGATGCAGAACGAGAAGGTTTCAGATTGCTCAATTCAGAACGCAAATCTTCAGTGAGTTCACGAGTGGAACCACGAGTGTTATCCTCATCAAGATCCTCAGGATCTTGATAGCGAGGAGTGCCTTTGTTACCCAGAACATAGTCCAGGCGCTTTTTCAGTTCATCATAAGTTTTAAACTGATCAGCGGCAACAAGTTCAGCAAGAGAGAACTGCTTCTTCCACACTGCTTCCATTGCATCATCATCGTCCAGAAGAGGAGCAGATTTTGCAAACTCACTGGAGTCATAGTTGCGATAACCAGCAACGTTCTTTGCCTTCAGTTTGAAGTTGGCACCCTGCCAGAAGTCAAACGGATCAATCGCTTCTTCATCTTCAAACTC